GGGAACGTCATCCATTACGGTTTCATCGAGAAATTCATCGAGGACCTGGGGACACGGTACCACATCCTGGAGATAGCCTTCGACAGATGGGGCGCAGTGCAGATGACGCAGGACCTTGAGGGCATGGGCTTCACGGTCGTGCCCTTCGGCCAGGGCTACAAGGACATGAGCCCCCCGACGAAGGAGTTCTATAAGCTCCTCATGGAAGGGCGGATCATCCACGGCGGCCATCCGGTGATGCGCTGGATGAGCGGCAACGTCGTGGTCGATACAGACCCCGCCGGGAACATCAAATGTACGAAGGCGAAGAGCCCGGAGAAGATAGACGGGATCGTGGCGGCCATCATGGCGCTCGACCGCTGCATCCGGCACGAGCAGCAGGGGAGCGTTTACGATGAGCGCGGCCTTTATGTTTTTTAAGGAGGAGATATGGAATTGAGGTCTTTATTCAGAACGGGAGGAGCGAGGGATACCCCATCCGGATCGATCAGGGAAAAAGCCATGATGGTGCCTAAGGTAGAGGACAACGTCCGTGACTCCGGGCAGCTTTTTATGTTTGGCAGGGCAGACTCCGGAGAGCGTGTGGACGAGAAGAGCGCGATGCAGATCGCCACGGTCTACGCCTGTGTCCGGCTCCTTGCCGAGACGGTGGCGGGTCTTCCGCTCCATCTCTACCGTTTTACGGACAGCACGGAGACAGGGAAGGAAAGGGCAAGGGACCATCCGCTCTACAGGATCCTGTACCGGCAGCCGAATCCGGAGATGACGAGTTTTTCCTTCCGGGAGACGATGATGACGCATCTCCTCTTATGGGGTAATGCGTATGCACAGATCGTCCGGGACGGGAGGAATGCGGTGCTGGGCCTGTATCCGCTGCTGCCGGAGAATGTCGAGATCGACCGGAATGAGAAGGGCGAGATCTACTACATCTATCACGCATACACAGATGAAGTACCTGGAAAGAACAACCGGGATATCTATTTTCGCTATGACGAGATATTTCATGTACCTGGGCTGGGCTTCAATGGACTGACAGGATTCTCCCCGATAGCCATGATGAAGAACGCCCTCGGTACGACGCTTGCCGTCGAGAAGTATGGCAGTTCCTTCTTTCGGAACGGCGCACAGCCAAGTGGGGTCCTTGAGCATCCGGGTGTCCTGAAAAATCCGGAGAAGATCAGGGAGAACTGGTCGGATGTGTATGGCGGGGCAAATAATGCGCATAAGGTTGCTGTCCTTGAAGAAGGGATGCAGTACAAGCCTATTTCACTGCCACCGGAGGACAGCCAATTCCTGTCCACAAGACAGTTTGGTGTGAATGAGATCTGCCGTATCTTCCGTGTTCCGCCTCACATGGTGCAGGATTTGGAGCATGCGACGTTCAGCAACATCGAGCACCAGTCGATTGATTTTGTGGTCCATACGCTGACGCCGTGGCTGGTACGCTTCGAGCAGGCGATCGTCAAAGATCTGCTCCTGCCGGAAGAGCAGGATGATTACTTCCCAAAGTTCAATGTGGACGGCCTGCTCCGAGGTGATTACCAATCCCGGATGCAGGGGTATGCGACTGGCATCAGTAACGGCTTCTTATCTCCGAACGATATCCACAGGCTTGAGAACATGGACCTCATTCCGGCTGAAAAAGGAGGAGACGACTATTACCTCAATGGTGGATACGTAAAGCTCCAGGATGCCGGAAAACAAGTGACGAAGCCTGAGCCGGAGAAAACAGATACAGAGGAAGAAGGCGAACAGCAGCCGGAAGAAAAGCAGGAAAACAGAAAGAGAGGTAAAAGGCAATGAATAAATTCTGGAATTGGATACGGGACGACACTGGTGGCAGGGTGCTCCGCCTGGAGGGACCTATTGACGAACAGTCCTTCTGGGGCGATGAGATCACGCCTGCGGAATTCCGCTCGGAGCTCGAGGCGGAAGACGGTGATGTGACCGTCTGGATCAATTCCCCGGGAGGTAACGTATTCGCTGCCGCGGAGATATACACCATGCTCCGGGAGTACAAAGGCAGCATCACCGTTCGCATCGCATCCATCGCGGCATCTGCCGCATCGGTGGTGGCGATGGCCGGTGACCGGGTAGAGATGTCTCCAACAGCGCTCCTCATGATTCACGATCCCATAACCGTTGCGATGGGGAATGTAAAGGACATGGAGAAAGCCATCGAGACTCTGGGTGAGGTGAAGGAGAGCATCATCAATGCCTACGCAGCCAAGTCTGGTATGAGGCGCAGCAAGATCGCGGACCTTATGAGCAACGAGACCTGGATGAACGCCAAGAAGGCCGTGGAGATGGGCTTTGCCGATGTTGTGCTCTATGAGAACAAGGAGAAGCCGGAGGCAGGTGAGGAAGACAGTAAAGAGTCATCTGCGGATAAGGGAGCTATCGCTTTAGATGTCATGCCGCAGATCTTCTCGAGCCGCATGATGGACCTTGCGATCCTGAATCGTCTCGGCATCAAGGAACAGCCGGAACTGGAAGAGAAAGAGCCGGTGATCGGCATGGACGGAACAACTGAGGATGGGGCGGTGCCCTATCAGATCTTAATGAAGCAGCTGGATTTCCTGAAATAAGGAAAACCGGCTTTTTTTAACTCACGAAGGAGGATAAACCTATGAGTAAGATACTTGAACTTAGAAACAAAAGAAACACACTCTGGGAGCAGACGAAGGCATTCCTGGAGGAGCACAGAGGCGAGAATGGTCTCGTCGATGCCGCTGCTGTTGAGCAGTATAACAAGATGGCTGCGGATGTGCAGGCCCTGGGTGAAGAGATCAAGCGCCTCGAAGATCAAATGGCGATGGATGCAAGGCTGTCCGCAGCGACTTCTGCGCCGGTGCATGCAGATCCCAAGCAGGATCAGAGGAAGGGTATGGCCCGTCCGACAGCAACAGCTGAGTACAATGCCGCTTTCTGGAACATGATGCGCGGCGTCAACACGATGGAAGTCCGTGACGCACTTTCGGTCGGTGTGGACCAGAATGGTGGCTTCACCGTACCGGATGAGTTCGAGCACCAGCTGATCCAGGCTCTGGAGGAGAATAACATCTTCCGCAGCCTCGCCCACACGATTCACACGAACTCCGGTACCCGCACGATTCCGATCGCGACCGATGCCGGCTCCGCTACATGGATCGAGGAAGGTGCAGCTATTCAGGAGTCCGACATGAGCTTTGCTCAGGAGACCCTGTCCGCCTATAAGCTCGGCTGCATGATCAAGGTGTCCAACGAGCTCCTGAACGATTCTGCCTTTGATATCGCTGCTCACATCGCACACCGCTTTGGTGTACGCTTTGGTAACGCAGAGGAGGATGCTTTCATCAACGGTACAGGTCCGTCTGCTAACCCGCAGACTGCACCGTCCATGCCGACCGGTATCCTGACGAGCCTCACGCCGACTGCGGGCAACACAACAGCCAATGCCCTGACCGTGCACTTCGACAACATCTACAAGCTGTATTACAGCCTGAAGTCTCCGTACAGAAGGAAGGCGTCCTTCCTGTGCAACGAGACCCTGCTTCTGCAGCTGATGCTGATCAAAGATAAGAACGACAACTACATCTGGAAGCCGGGACTCGAAGTCGGTAAGCCGGATACCATCCTTGGCAGACCGATCCACACGAGCGGCTATATGCCGGCGCTGACTGGCACAGCTACCCAGGACAAGGGCAAGAAGGTACTTCTCTTCGGAGACTTCTCCTACTACTGGATCGCAGACCGCCAGAACAGGACTCTCAAGCGCCTGAACGAACTGTATGCCGTGACCGACCAGGTCGGCTTCATCGGCACACAGCGTGTCGATGGCAAGCTGATCCTGCCGGAAGCTGTCCAGGTCATGGCGATGGGCACCGGCACGGGATCTTGATGAAGCGGGGGTGACGATCGTGGCACTTGTATCTCTTGATGCCGCCAAGGAATATCTCCGGGTAGATACAGCGGATGAGGATGCTACGATCGGCATCCTCTTATCCACAGCGGAGAGGCTTTGCGTTGATATTGCCCGGCTGTCTGAGGT